TGTAGCAAGAGTGTCATCTGACCTCACTACAACTTCAGATAAGTTACAGAACTGATACGGCCTAAGAATGATCTCAGAACACGGATTTGTCCCGAATGCAATAGGCTTATCTTTGATATGAGTCAGGCGTCTACCGTTACGCGCTACTTGCTTAACGGCAGCTTGTCTATTGAATAGTCCGCGCTCACCTGACTTACTTTCATACAAAGAGTGCCATTCATTCATAAACACCTCCATAGAGGGTCTGTTTTTATAGACAGCACTGTTGTTGGCTAGAGTCCGCTGGCCATTAGTAGCCCACCACTCTCCACTCTTAGCAAGCCTCATGCTTGTGTCACTAAGGTTAGATAGAGAGATAAGAGCGCTGCGGCGTACACCACCCACTACTACAATCTCACCAATCTTACACATGATGTCATGTGCTTCTAGAGGATACAGATGCCTACCAGCTGCGCCAGTGAAGATGTTAATTACAAACTTGAACAAGTCTTCAAGAGGCTCTGGGCCAGAAGCCCTACCACCGAAGGTCATAAGTCTAGCTCCGGCTGGCCTAACTTTTGAGACGTCCCAATTAAATATGTAACCTGCATACAGGCCAGTAATAATTTGCCTTAGAGCATCACACCAGCCAGCTTTGCTGTCCTCTACTACGATAAGACTTGTAGCTTGCTGGAAAGTATCCGGCACTACAGGCAGCTTTTCAATACCCTCTCGCTCTACAGAGAAGCCCACACCAGTACCGCACATGAGAATGTACATACACTCATCAAAAGAGCGGATGCTGTCTACTGGAATGTAGCTACAGTTGTAGCCCCCCACATGACAACGGTCTAGTGCAGGGCCAGCAGTCATCATAGCTCTCATAGAGGGCATGACACTCAGAGACTTGACAGCCTCTGTTAGGCCGCCTCTCATGCTGTAGATATCATAGTCGTACTTCTCTTTGATAAAGCTCTCTACATAATCAAAATAGCGTTTGATAGTCTCATCAAACGTTTCACGACGCCCTTTAGCTTCCAGCCAGCGAGCATACCTACTCAACACAATAAAGGTTTGATAGTCTGTATCTAAAAACATTAGTAGCGTTCCTTCTTCTGTGGTTCACTGTGCTGAATGCTAATGAGGTCCACGCCTGCTAGTCCATACATTTCATCAACAATATGATCTGCAATGTCTGTAGCGTAGTCTCCGTCAGAGGGCGTAGCATATTCAGAGGGGTCTACAGTAATTACAACTGTAATCTGTACTAGTGGCATTATGCACCCTTTTTACCGAAAGCTACTTTTACGACATTAGCTTCTACTGTCTCAATTACATCAGAGAAGTCAGGTGAAGTCTCTTCTGCAACTGCTTGATTAAAGAACTCGGGTGTCTCTTCAATAAAGGCAAGAACTCTCTTGTAGATAACATCATCAGTTTCAAGTAGATGCAAAGCTACTGCACTAAGATTAAGCAGGCCCATAATGGACGCTAGTTCATGCCCTACTAAGGAGAAGTCTTCCGGCACGATGCTAGACACACCTACACCGCCAACCCAGCTGCCTTCTTCGTCTAGCATTGGCTCCAGCTTGAGATATACTGCATTGTCTGTGAAGGCTGTGTTGTAACTAATACTATTGCTCATTATTCTTTTTCCTTTCGGGGAAACTTATAAAGTCTTGTAATTCATGTAGGGGTGGCTCTTTTAGCCAATCGTCTGGTATAGTTTTATCGTAGTAGCGGAAGTCATGTTTGATGCACCACATAGCGTATGTGGTCTTAGAGCCTTTATACAACTTCTGTCTACTGTTGTCAAATACAAATCTAATGTCTAGTTCAGGATGCTGTTTTCTGATCTTTAAGTGTTTCAGTCTGTCAGCAGTTACAAATCTACCTTTAGTCTCAACTATGATATTGTTTGGGAGGATGAAGTCAGGCGTGTATGTCCTGTAAGTCAAATCCTCCCATTCAATTTTCACTTTCTCATATAGAAAGTTGATACCTCTCTCTGTTAAAACAGCAGCTAATTTATCTTCCAGACCGGAAGCATAGCCGTGCTTCAGTGCAGCCTTACGCTGTTTTGACGTTCTCATGAAACTCCGTGATTATGTTGGTCTATATCGTCTAGTACACCCTCACAAGCATATACAAAGTCTTTTTCTAACTCAAGAGTTGAATTGGTGCCAAAGCCTTTCTCTATCGTAACTAGTCTGATTTTATTCAGTAGTACATACATAGATATAAAATCTCTCTCCATAAGAGAGGATATAAGATATGTATCAGTAATATCTATAGGGCTTTTATTATCACTCATGAATTAGTCACCATATTTTCAGGCGCAATGTAGATGTACTCTACTTCTTTCGGATTTCTAGCTGTTGAGTTAGTCTCTGGCGCTCGGATGATATCCCAACAAGAGTCTTTGAAGTCACAGAAGCCACAAGAGCTACTTAGCTTTGTGTTGCCTGTTAGCTTACTTCTGAAAGTCTCCTCTACAGGCTCAAAGCAACGCCTAAACTCATTAGCATCTAGCTCAGCAATCTTAGCTTCAATATCAGCTAACACTGCGTCAACGTCCATACCGTCAGCCGGAGTATACTTAAATTGACCTGTAGTCTTGTTGATGACCCACCAGCCTCCTACTTTGAGGCCACTACCTCTAGCGTAAGCAGCTAGCTGGGCTACATACCCGAAAGAGTCATCAGCAGCTAGAGTTTCAAAGGACTCAAACTTACGATCAAAGGCATACGGAGATGCAGACTTAACGTCATCTACAGCCCCATTCATCTCTAGATCATAGTGTCCTACAATCTCTTTGCCACTAGAGGTAGTCCACACTACTTTCTTAGTGTCTGTGTATTCTACGCCAGCTTCTTTTAGAAAGCCTTTGAATGCTGCTTCAACAATATCTCCAATCATCATTTTAATAGCAAAGCCACTCTCAGGCTCTCGTGCTGCTTCAGGCTTATTCTTCTGGAACCAGAGCTGACAGTAGGGCCGACCTATGTTGGACATGCGGAGGGTAAACCCCCGCTTAGCCCGATCAGCCCCGCTGAACTCTCTGTCAAGAGCAACTTTGACTTCTTTATAAACCTGCTCTTTTGTCTCATCAGAGATTTTAACATCACCACTCTCTAGTTTGCGGATTAGAGAAGTGAGTGCTAGTTCAGCGGGGTGATTCATTAGCCTACCTCAACAATGTCATCAACTAGCTCAGCAGCATCCTCATCATAGTCTTCTGCTTCATCTGCTGCATTAGCTTCAGACCACTTCTGCGAAACGTAGTCGTTATGACGGGCTACATACTCTACAAAAGCCCCGAAAGTAGCCTCTACTTCTGGATCAATAGGCAGCACCTCATCCGCTAGTGGAGTAGGCAGGGCAAAGTAAAACACATCTCCGTTGTTCATAGCTTGCTCTTGAACAGTTACATTGAAGCTGTGTTCTAGAGGGAGATGCTGCTTACGCACTGCATCTTCAAAGGGCGCTTGCATAGCTTTGAATGTATCTCGTGCTGTAATGTCAAACGAGAAAGGCAAATCAATGATATCTTCAACTTCTTTGCCAGCATTTGTAATAACATTACGCATAGAGACAGTGCCCAACACAGTACGCACTCGCCGTACTGCTTTGTAGATTTCTCGGATGTCAGCAGGCAGAGCGTTCCAGTCTTCAATGTAGCCTGAAGGCCGCCCACAGTTGAAACCACCGTCAGTGTCTTTCAAGTCACCCTTAAGATTAAGAGCCATAAAAGTCTTAATCATTCTACCTTTAGCACTCGTAGGGGGGACGTACCGCTGATAGGAAAGCCGCTGCATGTATGGGCGGATAGTTACATCTTCAGACAAGAAGACTTCACCACCGTTAAAGTGCTGCAGTGACATTGCACCAGCAGACACAATCTCAACTTTAACTTTCTTGTTCTTGATCTCTTCAATGCCCATAACTGCGCTTTGAGAGACTTTGAGACGGTACATATCAATGTTAGTAGCGTCGCTTAGGTTGGTAGTGTCAACACCGCTAGCAGCAGCTTGCATAGCGAAATTAGAGGTCTTTAGTGTAGATACTTCGTTGCTCATGTGCTTATTAAAGCCTTTCTGTTTTTTGAAGAGAAGCAGTTATATCACGCTACTTCTTTCATGTCAAGCCAGTTTGGGCCTGTCTTTGCTTCTAATAGTAGGGGTACA